GCTTAAAGAACCTGTGTCTGTGGTCCCTACATTGGCAGTGTTAGCACTCATTGTGCCCAACACATCACTGTTTGCAATGTTTAAGGTTTGAAAACTGTTGCCTGTGGTCACAAATTGTGGAGCAATAGTAGCATTTGTGATATCAACGTTTGCATCATCATCTGCATCTTCACTGGTAAAGAATCTTAATTCATCACTGATGTTTCTTAAACTGTTTGCACCACTAAAAAACGACCCTGAGTCAACTGCACTTGATGGATATCCATGTCCATATCTACCCACTGTTAAATAATCATATATCACATTAGCAGGATTTGAATAATCTTGGTTTGTAATGTCAAAAGTAAACGTGCCTAATCCTTGTATGCCAGCATCAGCATCATATGTTAAATTCACAAAAGCCCACAGTGCACCTCTGCCATAATAATCAGCTGAATTTGTGTTCCATTTGGGAATACCGGGCTTATCTTTCCCTGAATAATCTGGTGTACTGCCCATTACATTAGCAAATGGTGTGTAAAAATCACCTTGGTATAATGCTATGTCTATTTTGTCATCATATTTTGTTGTACTAGTACCATCATTCAGGGTAGCACCTCTAACAGCACCATTAGCACTCACGTTTAAGGATACATCATTCCAAAATACTTTGTTTAATGTGTAATCTCCCACATCTGGATATTCGCCAACAGTTTCTGCTAACACAAATGCAGTCTTCAACACTGTGTTGTTTTCTAATTCACTGCCTACCACACTGCCTCTTACTTGACATTGTCCATACAGTAAAGGCAAACTGGCATTGGTATCTGCAGTGATCTGATAACTGCCTGTGCCTGTTATGCTGGTGTTTACACTTGCGCCTGTTTGGCTACCTGATCCTTGACTGGGATCTGCATTTGAAACTTGTGTAGGACCCATTTGCTCATTTGTCTGTGTGGCACTGAAAGCCGCTTGTTGTGCCCGCATGGTTGCTTGCTGGGCAATAATTCTGTTACGCTCTGCTTTTTTCTTTCTTCTGAAACCACTGTATATTGCGGCAGCACCACCTAGGTATGCCAATGTTTTAAATAACTTATCACTCATTAACCTGTCCTACCAAATGCAAACTTTTTGCCGTTCAATGCGGCAACATCATCCATAGCTTTATCATAGTTAAAACCTTGGGTAAATCTTGTGTAATCATTCCAGTCTTCTGAGTTACACCTTCTACTTTTTGACGTATTCTTTTTGAGTCCAAACAGATTACTGCATTCAAAAATCACAGTGTCATCATGATCCACACCCAGTTGTGGGAAAGTTTCTGCAAAGTTTATGTTTCTCACAAATCCTCTGTACACTGTGTACACTTTGTCATTTTCTATGATGTCTTCACTGCTGGTAGGTGATAGTCCTCTTCTGATAACCACATTGCCACCTTTGCTTTTTGGTGCTAGTGCTAGTTGTTTGAAATCTCTATCGCCTGCTATTCCACTGACCACAATACTGGTGGCATTTTCACCCGGATTTATGTCTGCAACTATGTCACCAATACCCATTAATTCTCCTAGAGGTTGATACACATTTCCTTCGAACGTGTAATCGACATACAAATCACTGATGTAGTATGTTACGTCTGCTATTTCAAGATCTATAAGATATGCATGAAATAAATTGTCGCCACTTGTATCTGTTGCCAATGTCATTATGTAATAATCTCCATCAGTGCCATGTCGCCATCCCACTGAATATATCTTCCTGGTATAATAGTGTATGTGGGTTGTTCTATCATCTTAACTCTGAATGTGCAATCATTGCCAAATACCACACCATTGCCGTTGTATGTGTAACCATCTTCATCAAATATTGCTCTGCTTATTGGTATTTCCACTGTGCTACCAACACCTCGTAATACTCTTGCTGTTGCTTGATAAGGATAACGACTGCCATCAGGCTGTATGTAATCACCTTTTTCAACTACAACTGCTGAACTTAAAGCAGTTGTGCTTGATACATCCAGCACAATTCTAGTATCACCTGCTACAGTTAATGCGGTCATTGTTACAGCTGATTGATCAGCGCCTGAAAGTGCGCCTTGATATTCCATCAAGTATGCACTGCCACTCACATTACTGAGGCTTACTTCTTCTTCTGTGGTTCTGCCGGTGTCATCATATTCTTCTAAAAATCCTCTGTTGCCGTCAAGGTCATACCTTAAACCGGGATTTAGTCCTACCACAAATTTGTACACCATAGGTGCTCTACTCTGTGATTTTAAGTGTTGTCCTCTGCTCACAGTAACGGCAGTAGGCTTTCTTTTGTCAATTGTTAACTGAGTTGCAGTGTTCAATAAAGTTTGTATAACTGCCATTATAATCTCCTGCTAAACATTCTGCTGTCTTGATCCATCACAAGACTGTGAATAATTTCTGGTTGCTCTGAAAGCATTTCAACAAAACTTGCACTGTCCACAGCATTGATGTTGTATGTTACTTGAGTTGCACCACCACCCATGCCTGCAAAGTTAGGAATAATACTGCCACTGCTTGCTGGTGTAAATATTTCTGGTCCTCTTTCACCAACTATCACACTCTTGTTACCAGCAACATATCCGCCTTCTGCAAAGCCGAACAATCCTTTAACAAAGTCAACACCCTTGTCAATCAATCCGCCTAGGCCACCGCCTTTGCTACCGCCTCCACTTGAGCTACCACCGCCACCACTGCCAGCTGTTTTGCCGCTGATGTTGATGCCAAATGCATCAGCAAGTGCTTCTGTGAGTTTGATGAATGCCGCATCTGCAAGAAACATCACAATACGCTTCTTCATGTTGTCTATCAATGTTTTAAAACTGAGGTCACCTGTTTCACTGGCTTCTACCCAAGCATTTCTCCAGTCTTGAGCCGCTGTTGTGAATAGATCGCTAGCCAATGTTGCGGCATTTGTGCTGTCCTCTTTGAACTTGTTGTATGCTTCTTTGAAACCTTGTTCAAAACTTCTGCTTGCTTCGTAATGTGCTCTGGTGAGTTCTTCTACCCTTTCCTTTGCATTAGCAAATTCTTCATTTAATCTTCGAACATCTTCTGCTTTTCCTGGATAATCTTCCAGTGCATTAATTCTAGCAAGTGCCCGTGCTCTTTCTTCTTCCAGCTGGTTGATTGCTTTTTTTACTTCTCTTTCTTCACCAAAGTAATCCAACAATTCAATTTCATTTTCGACTCTTTTTTGTTCTTTTGCTAATGCACCTTCTGTTTGACTTAAAATTCTTTCTGCTTGCTTCTGTGCTCTTTCTTGTGCCTTAGTAAGCTCATCTGTCGAATCAGTAAGATCATCTGTTTCTTCTTTGGCATCTTTTAATGCAGTTTCTAACTGTTCAATTTTTGTTTTGAACATTTGACAACTGTCAGCCGCTTCTTCAGCCGCAGGTGCTATTGCATCTAGTGCTTCTGCTTGTTCTTCAGTGCTCTGCTTTGCTCTGTTTTCAATTGCGGCTTCTAGTGCGGCAATTTCTGCTTCTGTTTCTGCAATTCCCCATGCCGCTATTTCTGCACTGTCTGCCACATTCAGCTGAGCGGCTCTCTGTTCATCCAACGCTGTTCTAACTTCTTCTGCGGCTTGTTTGTATGCATCAAATGCATCCAGTGGATCCTCTGCGGCAGCCTTAACACCTGCAAATGCCGCTTGTGCTTCTCTGCTTACAGCATAGAATGCATCACTAATTAATTGTATTGCTGGTGCAAATGTGCCTAGGAACCATGCTCTTAACTTTTCCCAATATAATTCTATGTTAAGTGCGGCTAACTGACCGTAGTCCATGATGTTTTGCCACAGTGTTTCGAAGAAACTCTTAACAGTTTCCCAATTGGTCACTATCAACACTGCCGCCGCAGCCAATGCTGTGGCAATTGCTGTGATTGGGTTTGCTAACAATGCCGCATTCACAGCCAATACTGCTGTACGCAATGATGCCATTGCTGTTACCAATGTGCCTAAGTTTGTTATTAGGCTGGCTATCTTGAATGTTGCCCATGCGGCAACAAATGCTTTGATACCTACCACAATGGTGTCTAAGTTTTCCAACATCCATTGTAGTGCTTCACCGATCAACTGACCAAAGCCAGCAATCAGTTCTTTGTTCTGTTTGATCATTTCTTTTGCACCAGTAGCGGCTTCTGCTATTGCTGGAGCAAAGCCTTCACCAAATGCACTTGATACTTCAAATAATACACCGTTGAGGTTACTGAATGCCTGGTTCAATGGACCAGCAACAACTTCAGCAAATTTACCACCTTCCTCACCTTGAGCTCTAACTGCCTCTACAACTTCCTGTGCTGAATTTACAACCTTTTCACTGCCATCAGCAAAACGTATTGCAAATTGGTCATTTTCCTTACTGACCTTAACACCAAATTCTTTTAATCTTTCAAATTCACCAGTCAATGCATCTGCTACTGCTTCTGCTAACTGTGTAAAGTCTTTGCTGTTACCTGCGGCTACTTTAGAGAACGCTTCAAGGCTTGCGCTGGTAGTGTCAATACCATTCCTTTGTAATATGATGAAACCTTCAGTGATATTATCTAAATCTTGGGGTAGTTTGTTGGCTAACTCTGTTAGTCTTTCAATCTCACTGTTTGCGGCTTGCTGACTGCCCAAATATGCTGTGAGCGTGGTCCTAAAGTTTTCCATTTTAAGTGTTGCATCCAGCACACCCTTGACTGCAAAACCAGCACCAATAGCAGTAGCGGCTTTGATAGCGGTGCTTAACCCGCCAAAACTGCCGGACAGTTTGTTTACTTGTCCGTCTGCACTTCTAATTCCGCGATTAAAACCTCTATCATCTAGTTCTAATGCTACTGTTATACTTCTTGCCATCAGTCGATCCTACCTACTTGTCTCGCTACCTCATCTTCTATGAAGTCCTCAGTGGGTGCAGTAAATCCTTTGGGTGCTTGTTTACTCCACCCATCGTCCAATCTGCCTGCATACCCATAATCGGCTACAATTTTGGTTTCACCACGACGTTTTGTGTTACGTCTAGCATTGCCAGTGTCAACAGGAGTATTTTTTACCATGTTTGGTTCTGCTTTTTTCATCACAGCACCTGGTAAATCTTTTAACTGTGCAATCAACTTGTCAAAATCTCTGGTGTCTACCTTAATCTTTGCCATATTTTTCCTTGTGCTTACGCATTATTTCTTCTAGTTCCTTACTGTCAACAGGAGGAACATAGTTTTTACTGTTCTTTTTGTTTATGTGATGCCTATAAGTTGCGGCAACATCAAAAACAATCATGTCAAGTGTTGTGGCGTCTCTCAATATGTGTGTAGGTAGTGTGCTATATCGTTCTGCCATTGCGTCTACAAGTAAAACTAGACCCAATTCTCTGTCTGTTTCATCGAAGGTGAGGTCTGTTACTTTCCCAACGTTTCGATGACCTTTGTAAATGCTTTCATCAACACATTTGTTGGCAACATCACATTGCCTTGCACAATTCTTTTTCCTTCTTCATCCAATATCATTTCATTTACTGCTGAAACAATGTCGTCAAAGTTTTCAGTTGTGCTCTTAGCCATTCTCATGTAACTGTCGATTGGCTGTCTATCCCAGATCCAAAACTCTAGGGGCTCGTTATATTTCTTAACAAGATCCTCATCGTCTAAAATAATTTTGATTAGTTTGGGTTCTGCGGCTAATTCTGCTAGTTTCATATCTTCATATCTCCTTAATGAACTTTCATATCTTTAGGATCTTGTCGACCCGTTAATTCGTGGATTGCACTGAGGCAAAATCTCACTCTGTTTGATGTTTTTTCAACATCTGCCATTGCACACTTTAGCTCTTTAGTGGCTTTGGCTAATTCTGATTCAAGACTCTTCAGTATCTCCGGTTGAGTCCTGTTCTTCCAAATCTCCATAATCTTCGTCCGTTATATCTTCATATGTATTTACCGGTGCTTTAGCTTTTGGCGCTGGTTTATGACCGATAAGTGCTTCAAATTCTGTTTGGCTATAGTAAGTACCTTCAGCTTTAAATTGTGCTGATTTTTTGGCTTTTGCTTTCCATTTCCAATACCTGTCTATTGTTGCTGATTTCATTATATCTCCTTAAAAGTTGTAACAGCACCCGAAGGTGCTGTTACATTGTTAGCTTGGCTTTTAAGCTTCTTCGCCTTCTGCGAAGTCACCATCGACTTCGATGGTCACAGGACTGATCCAAACTGGAGCGTCCATATTTACAGTTGGGCTTAGTCCACTAATGAAGCCTGATCCTTCTAGATACTTGCTACCACTTGTATCTGGATCACTGAAGTATGCTCTAAAGAAAACTTTTGTTTTACTAGAGCTTACACCAAACAATCCAGTTTCAATAACTGCGCCTACGTCTGCGTTGCCGCTTCCGAAGAATGTAGTCTCATCTACAACAACATTCAAACTTAATTGGTTAGTTGCTGGAGTTGTTACTGCACTTTCTGCAGTGTTGTCAAGAGTTTTAAATCTGAAAACACCTGTGCTGTTGTTGATTGTGATGTCTTGCATCTGTGGGACAGTCATGACATTAGCGGCTACGTTAGCTAGATCATCAGCTGATGGTGCTAACTGTAATACAGCTTGTGAGCCTGCTGATACGTTTATCACTGCCATTGTTATCTCCTCTATATAATAGTAATAAAATTAAATTCAAATGTATAAGTTATTGCATCGTTTTCTATTTCAGTGGTCACACCCGCACTATTATCAATAGTGTTAGTGATCACACTGTTTGCCGATAAGATACTGGCGACAACATTTGAAATGTCGCCTGGTTGATTTTTGGCATCCACAGTCAAATAGCCATTCAACGTGGTTGTAGTTTGTTCAACATCGTTTTTGTCCAAACATTTTATAAACTCTTCTCTTGCCTCTTGTTCAGCATCGAGATAGAAGTGCTTTTTATTTTTCATATAAAGCACTTCGCCCCCGTTGTTAAAGGGCAGTTCACTGCTGACTTTAACATTACTGCCTGCTAAATTGGTTGTGATCTGAGTTAACAGCGTGTCTCTCATTTTATCTTACCCTTGTGACGTATCGCATACCGCGAGTCCTACGTGTCTTTCTAAAAGTAGTCATCTTCTCGCCTGATTCAACTGTGCCGTCTCCGTCATAGTCATACCAGTCTGCTAAACTGATTAGTTCATTGAACATGTCGCTGTATTTGTTCTCATAGTAACGTATTTTGAGTGGATCTTGGCTGTCTTCAGTGAAGTCAGCGATCTTGGGCAAAATATATTCCTTGAGCGTGTAATACACACACATATCAGTAAAGTCCTGCTGTCTACTCTTAATATTAGTGGGGTCAACGTCTGGGAGATTATTAATGTCGGTAATTGAACTACCAACAAAAGCGTTATAATCTCTCCACCACGCTGACGCCTTTAATTTCAACAGTATTCTGTCGGTGCTTTTTTCACATAGGGCATCTAGATAATCATCAAGACTTGCAAATGCAGGTGACGCCGCATCTTGGAAATTGATCTCGTTTGCTTCAAAAACACGTTGATCAATGTCGCGACAATCAAAACTGTCTGCAAAACTAATTACGTTTCCTGATCCATCTGTTACAAATGCCATGTTATCTTCCTATATTCAATAACAACTATTAAGATGTAGCTGTTATACCTGTTGGTACATTATTACTTCTATAGAATCGACAGCCAACAGCCTGACCGATCAAGCCTTCAAGCAATGCTTGGTTAGCTAGATCCTGACTGATTGAACCAATAGATCCAGAACTAATACCGCCAACACCATTTAGCTCTTTGGCTAAGTGGAATTCATGAGCGGCACTGACCACTGATGCAAAGAAACCTGCATCGTCAGTTGGAGCATTGATGCTTCTTAGTCTTGCTACTGCTTCAGAAACGTTGTCAAGACTTAGTCTTAGTGCATCTGTTGTTTCAGCAATTAGGTCAGAACCGATCAATGCAAATGCCATTTGATTTCCAGCGTTAGGGGTTCTTACGAAACCATTTCTAACTGTAGCAACCATTTGGTGTTGATCGTTTTGAATGTCTTCAAACATTTTTACAGTTGGCTCACGCTTAACAGCATATGCCATTGCTTCTGGGCTCATAACAAAAGACACGTCTGCGTTTGTTAATGCCGAAACGTTACCGCCAGCAAAGATCTTAGTTAAGTCGATGTTAGCAGTGTCAGTAGGATCTGCTACTGCACCTGTGCCTAAGATGTTAAAACCACCTTTGTCAGTTTCTTGTGCAATTGAACGAGAAAGTCTTGTTACTACTGCATTTCTGACAGTTTCGAAACCACCGTCTTCGAGGGCTTCTTCGTTTACTAGTGTACCAGCACCTTTCTTAGTTACTGAAAGTGAAACTGATGTAGGATCGAAATCCTGAGTGTTTGCTGAGATAATGTCATTACCTTCGCCTACGCCAGAACCTGCGGTCCATGCGTTTGTTAATGGGATCTTTACAGTGTTACCTACTGCGCCAGTTAGGTTGTATTGATTTACTATGAGTTGTGGATTTGGAAGCAAAACCATATTATCATAGTAAGGGATCAAATCAGCCACGACATCAGCGTATAACTCTGCAATTCCTGCACTTGTTGTTGCCATTGTATTTCTCCTTGTTTAATAATATTTTGGCTTGTTATAAGGACATTTTAGTTTGTCCATAACCTTGTTTTTCTACAAAAGATCTTAATTTAGACTCCGTAATGTCGCCTGCCTTAAGTCCTCTGCCTCGCAGTTTTACATAAGCATTTCTAAGAGCACTGTCTTCTCTGATAAGACTTTGTATGTCTTTACCAGATTCTTTTGCCTTAGAAGGCTGTTTATCTGCGTCAAAGGAATCTACTCCTTTCTTTGCAAATGGTAAACCTAAACTTTTACCAACTACTTCTACAGCAGTCTTGTAGTCTGGTGTTTCACCATCTTGGGTAAAATAACTGTCACCATTTCTGATGGCAAATGTATCACCCTCCAAATGTAGCATGTCTCTGGCTTTCATCAAATCAACTACTGCTGACTTCTGATCACCACTCCACTGCGACGGCATGTTGTCTTTGAGAGTGCCAATATGTTCCTTAAGGGCATAACTGGTTTTAACACTTTGAAGCTCTGCTCTCAGTTCTTCAACTGTTTGTTCTCTCTTTGCAACTGCATCTCTTAGACTTTGTACGTTAAGACTGTTGTCAGCGATATCAGTGCTTCTTAATTCAGAAACTACTTGCTTAACTTTGTCAAAACTGTCAACGTCAAGGTCCTTAAGGATTGTTTGTTCAACTTCCTTACGAGCCTTAGATGCAATCATGTTAGTTTCATCACGTGAATAAACACGGACTCCATCAACATAAGTTTTGCCATCTTTAACCTCTACACTTGGTGCTTTTGGCTTAGATGCCTTTTCTTCAGAGTTTTGCTCAACTTTTGAAGTATCTGCTTCCGTCTCTGTTGTTACGGATTGCACGTTCTCGCCTGCAATTAGCGTATCTGTAGTGATTTCCTCACTCATATGTATCTCCTTTTTATCGGCTGAGTAGCCGTAATATCAATTGTTTAAAGACTGTTGGAACTGCTTGTTGAACTCAGCAACTCCTCCATTCTTAGGCGCAATTGGTCACGCAATGTTTCTTTTAAATCCTGTGCATTGATTGCTAAACCTTCTTCATAGTCTGAACCTTGGTTTGCAATCTGTAATCTTAATTCGTATTCGCTGTGTGTTTCAAATGGCATGTACACTGTGGTACCGTCATTTAACACATGCTCGTGATAGCCTCTACCACCCAATTGCACAGCCCTTGCTTCTGCTTCAGTGGGTGTTGCAAAGTGTTCTGCTGTAAAACGTACAACGTCTGTGTAGAACACTGTGTCATATTTTTCAAACACTGAGATCAGTTTGTTTATTTCATCAATTTCTTTTTCAACTGCTCTGGTGTTGTATTGTCTGTTATAGCTGATGCTGAAATCATCTGGCATGGTTTGATTTGTCCAGTCGAACCATATTTCCCACATGTTGTATTCAGCATTTTCTAAATTGGTTGCTTTTTTGCGTATGAATGCTTCCATTTTTGCATCATACTCTCTAATCTGTTCGCCGCTTCTGGAACTTTTAATCAAATCATCTGTTCTGATCATGGCAAGTTCATTCATCTTGTCTATTTTTTGATCTACTAGTGCTCTTATTTCGCTGAGTGCTGTTAATGGAGGTGCGGCAAACTCATAAACATAATTTGGTTGTCCGTTTATGCTGTTTGGCACTCTTACGATCGAACCAGGTTCGGCCCCTAAATCTCCATTGTTTAGGTTGTCTGTTTCTTCATCAACTACCAAACTGGGATGAGCACTGTAAGCAATAGTGCTGTATATTTCTGCCATGTCACCATACACACTTCTCTGTATTTGTGCTAGGTCAAATGTTGGTGTGCTACCAACACCGTTATAGATTTTTTGATTTTGATAGATTGCTTTGCAAGGGATATATCCGAGGGGATTCTCCTGCTGTATTACGAAAATGTTGTCTGCCAATTGAATTAATTCTGGGTCATCGATAACTGGTGCATACTCATCATCGTCTTCACTGCCCATGAACACTGTGGCAATAGTGTCTTTGTCCATGTATCTGTACACAGTTTCGTTGTCATCACTGCTTAATTCAATTAGAATCTTGTTCAGTGTTAAATTTCCGTTTCTGTCATATGCATATTCCCAATTCTTCACACTGATTGGGTCATGCACTCTCCATTTTGGTATGTCATCATCGCCAAATTTGATACAACTAACCCATGTAACACCATACACTGTGGTTAGGATGTCCACTTGACTCCAAAATTCATTTATGCTGTTGCCCTCACCGTCAACATCGTTAACAAATGCATCTACTTCTGGTGTTTCTGGTAATACTCTGTGAGGTGGGCTTTTGAACAACATGCTGTTATACTCTGAAACGTATAACTTGAGGTAATTCATGTTGGGCACATTGTGTAACTTCTCGTAATAAAATGTGCCATCTAGGTGGTCTATGCCTTTTCTGGCTTCGTCGCTGGTTCTTACGTTTTCTACTTGGGCTTTAACTTTGCTCACATAACTGCCATCGGCATCCACCATGTAAGTGTTAATTGTTTCGGCTGGGGTTTGAGTATCGACTTGATATTGTTTTAGATATTGTCCCAATCTATACTCAGGTCCACCCCAGAAGGTGTTTACTGCTAATTTCCAGTCGCCTATGTATCGGTCGTATAAATTGTGGACACCTGTGATAAAATTAAGTAAATTATTCACTAGATCTCCAATTTGTATAAATGCATTTGTACGATTGTATTTATCACTGTGTCCAATATTTTGTGGGATATCGGTGTATTATGGGTAAGTACATAAGCAATAATCACGCAAATGATTTTGTAGTCGGTAAAACAAACTTAAATCTAAACATGTTTAAGTTATAGTTGTGTTTTAGGTGTATCAACCGACGTACATCGTTAACTACGGCGTTATGGTGTGATAGCAATAACGTGACAAATAGCCAGATTAATCCCCTGGCTATTTTTTTATGTGTTGGCAAGTAGTTCAGTTGGTAGAACTCCTGACTGTTAATCAGGTAGTCGCTGGTTCGAGCCCAGCCTTGCCAGCCAAAATCCCTTAAAAATCCTCAAAAAACCACGAAAAAAGGTTGACTTCTGCCTGCATTTCTCATATACTAATAGAGTGAATTAACGGGTTATTGGAGGCCCTTACTATTATGGCTACTGAATTATTTTGTACAAAAAGAGTCGTGTGTGATAAAGAGCACCAATATTGGTTAGACAGAACTACGCCTTTCCCCGGAATGCGTGAAGATGTTGCAGATCGTTACAGAATATGTAATCCTTATTATGATGAAGAGATTGTTAATAAGGATCATATAGGTGAAGATCAGTTTATTTCATATTATCCTTATAGCAGAATCTTATCTTGGTGCGGATGGAGTATGAGAGCGTATGATGAAACAAATGGCTTTATCTGTAAAAGTAAAAGTAGTTCAAAATCTAGATTAGCAAAAGAGTTAGCTGGATTTAAAAACTGTGACCCGTCTATTATATTAGATCATTTTGATGGAAACAGTATTTGGTATTGGGATTGCTACGACGCAGGCTATAGTGACAGAACTTGCCTAGAAACCATATACAATCCTAAAACTGGTAAGTCAACTTATTTTCCAATCGAGGAGGTGGCGTAATGGCACAGTTAGAAAAAAGACATATTAACACATTAGCAAAGTTGTTGGACAATTACAGTGTTGCTGATATTATTGAAGCGGCAAATGCTATTGAAAGTCACAAGAATGACATTGAAACATACAAAAAAGTGTTTGCTACAGATGATTCAGCAGTTGAATGGTTTAAAAACTTTTGTGCTCGATATAACCTAACTGTAAATCGTATAATGGTTAAATGTCGCGATGGGCAAGAAGTTCCATATGGTCGTTATGTTGTTGAAGAAATGCGTGACACATGTAAGCCTTATTTCACTCTGTGGATCAAAGACGGTCACCAAAATCCAGATCAAACTCCTCATATTGAAATGGGTAACGGTCTAGAAGATTTATGGTGGGCTACTGGTTTGCAAGAGCTCGAACGCAAAATGCACAAATTATGCCATATGGCTGGCATCAAAAAAGTCTCTTAGAGAAGGTGCATAATGATTATCAAATTTGGCGACAGTAAACCTCGAGTGTTGCACAATTGGGAAATATATTCTCCCAATCAGCCTATACACATCAAACAGAAGTATTGGCAGAACTATGATGTTGCATCCAGTTATGCCAAAATATTAAATGCCAAACATGGCGGTGCTTTTGCTGTGCGTTGGTGTAAACCTTATCCACAAAAACCAGTTCGCTTGTTGTAACAGTTTTCTCATTTTCCTGTTACACACAAGTAACCCTGCATGTGAATTATTCTCCTCACATGCAGGGTTTTTTTGTGCACTACACTACTTGTTCTAACAACACACACACACTAAGTGCACACCTTTATTTATGAAATAATTATGGTGTCAGGATTGGTGTGTTCTGTGGTACTGCCTACGCCTGCAATCATTCTTGGTTGTTCGGGTGCATATTGAACACCTTCAATTTGGATGCCTGCTCTTTTCAACAGTGCAACCATTTTGGGCATGTCATATATGGTTGTTTTATAACCTAAACTTTGTGCTATTCTACGCACATGTTCTCTGTTTTTTGAACCTTTGTATTTTTGTGTTGCTCTCATAACTGTATTATTTCATCCTGTTCTGCTTCTACAATGTTTTGCTGTACTGTGGGATCTTGCATGTCTGGTTCATTGTCTGGTGAACCATAACCTTCTCCTCTGTGCGCTACATCACTGAGTCCAAATGCCAATGCATAATATTTGATGTAACTGTACACATCTGCTTTGTCCACACCTTTGAATTCCATTATTTTACTTCTTGGTTCAAAGTTGTTTTCATGATCACGCCACCATGCTTCTACTCTCACAATGAAAGGATTTTTGTTTTCAGCTGGCACAGCCACACCCCGTTGATTATTTGTCATCTACATACTTCCCATTTATTTTGACTCTAAAACTGGTGTTGCTAGCCAACTTCTTGCCCCATTCAATTTGGTCATAGTTGTCTTTGTATGCTTGCTCATTGCCTACACGTCTAGCTGAACCTTTGCCACCATGACTGCTACCATAATTCTTGCCGTCAGTGTTAAAGCCTTGACTTTTGTCTCTGGCTTTTTTCAGTATAGGGTTTTCATTGATTATCTTTTCGTTTTTCTTCCATTGGCTAGTGCCAGTTTCTGGAACATTGCTTTTTTTATTCATATTAATTTACCATCCTTCCTGTGTTGCGTCTAGTTTGTCCACGCACATCATCGAATAATTGTTCTCGCCTAATGGCAAAGTTTTGATACACACAATATCCCAAACTGTCTACCAAATGGTCATAGCCATCATCTTTATTGGGCTGACGTGTTCCTTCTTTGTAGGTGTGTTTTATCAAACACTCTCTTAATCGTTTGCATTTTGGATCGATTAACAGTTTACGTTCGCCTAGGTTGTTGCACAACATACTATTTACTGCATTGATTCTGTCCACAACTGGCGGATTGGTTTTGCCTACTTTAACTGTGAAACCTGCATTACGCAAAAACAAGTGGTCACTCATTCCTGCCGCTGAGGTCTTCAAACTGCCTCCACTTGCATCTGGATATGCAAAATAAATTCTGTGGGGATATCTACTCTTTATTTCGTTGATCATCTCTATGGTGTTAGAACTGTATATTTCTATTTCATCTATGATGTGCATGCTGTCGCCCAACAACACACCCACTGTGGCACTCATAGGATTGATGTTGAAGTCAATGCCAATGTGCAGTGGTGTTCTGGGTGTGAGTTTGTTTTGGTCAAACTGTGCTATGTTTTCATCACTGAATGCATAATATATCACACCAGCATAGTCCACAAAACTGGCAAGATACTCTTGTTGGAACTGTCTTGCATCCATGTCTCGCTTTGCGGCTTCTATTTCTTCTGCATCAACGTTGCCACCATCTAAAGTAGAAAATTGATGTGCATTCCAATCTTGAGTAGCACCGGCTTGCACCCATAAATCATAAAACCAATTTCTGCCTTTGGGTGATCCAATAAACAGTGCATGTCCTTTTGTGTCTGATAATGTTGGTCTTAGCACACTGTAAAATGTTTCAGGATCCATGTCTGCACACTCGTCTAACACAATAAAATCATACTTGGCACCTCTGAGTGCTTCTTTGTTGTCACTGCTACGTATGGCTATTGTGCTGTTGTTTACGAGGTGTATCATCAGTTCACTTTCATTTATTTTCTTGACCCAATTCACTGCATACAGTTGATTCTTTAGTTCATCCCATATAACTGTTTTTGCTTGTCTGTATGTGGGTGCAACATACAAACATTTTCTGTTGGGTATTCTGGCATACTTTGCCAATTCATTAATGCTTAAAAAACTTTTGCCAAAACGTCTGCCGGCAACCACCACTCTAAATCTGGATTCATCACTTGATATAATCTTTTGTGGTTCAGTTAATTTCATAATTCAATACACAAATGACTTTTGTCTCTTACTTTTGTTGTGTGCCCTTCACAATAACTGTCATACAACTTATCATCAACTAACCTACAGTGTATTTCTTTTCTAGCATACTGACCCACAGCAATTGGGTGATACTTTTTCCAATTCACCACTATGAAATAACCCTTAAAGTTGGCTTTTATCTTTTGCCATTCTGGATCAAAATGTTCTGCCAATATGTGTTCTAAACTTTCCACCATTAAGATTGTGTCGTATTCACTGTAGTCAATTTGTGCCTCATGTATGGGTTTGTTTATCACTGTGTAGTCTAAATGCATATCCTCAAACAAACTGTGTTTGCTGTGATCGAATAAACTTGCATAATCAACACCAGGCTCAACTGCTGTTACATCATATCCCATTGCGGCTAAGAACAGTGTGACTTCTCCTCTGCCTGCACCTATTTCCAATATCTTTTTGGGTGTGCGAACAGCATTTTTCTTTATAAAATCCAATTGACAATCCACAGGATAACCGCCTGCAAATCTTTCATTGGGTCCTACTTGTGGGAAACGCTCAATGATTTGTTCATATGTTATGTCATGTGCGTATGCTATAGCGGCTAGTGCATCACCAAACTTTATTTGACCCATGTTTAGATTTTTGATACCATCACTTTTATGCATCAGTCCTTCATTGTATGTGTTGCTGTAATCAATCGTCATATCTATCCCATGGATGATCTTTTATGGCAGTGCCATGCGGCAACAGATCCCAATATTCTTCTCTCAGTGTGTAATAATGTTTTATATAGAAAAACATCTTTTCTTCTTCACTGTCAAAGCCACGTTCCCATTGTAGAATGATATCCCTAACTTCATTCATATCTCTAGGCACGTGCCTCCTAGGCACACTCATCTTGCTATGTGTTGCCATGTTTTGCCCATGTGTATTGCTTCTATGGTGCTCACACCCACATTGAACAGTTTTGCCAATTTCTTCTGTGTGATCATGCGACGATTCTCTATGATGAACAACACTTGATCTTCTGTGAGTTTGGCATTGTGGTTGTCTTCACCTAGCAGTGCAGGTGGCTTCACATATCTACCTTTGTTGATACAGTCCTGTATGTTGTCTTTGACTGTGCCTAAAAACAAGTGATCTGGATTCACACACTGACGGTATGTGATATCATTCTTTGCATAATTTTGGTCACAATCATGAAGCACACAATAATCGTTTACAGAGTTTTCAGCAAACTTGCCGCTGATCAGTGCACTGAATCTGTGTGCTGTGATAAAACGCAGTATCTTTTCATCACCTTCTTGGTATCTATACCACCAATTGATATAGCCAGTGTTTTGCACGTTGCCCTTGAGGTATATGCAACCATTTGCTTGAGGTTCACATCTGTCATGGAATTTTTGAATGTAGAAATCACTGATGTTTTCTACTCTGTGGGGTTGCCCCTTTAAGCCGGGCTTTTTGCAAGTTTTCATCTTCATATCTATTATGCCTATTAAAACGGGTGCCTCTCAGTTCAGTAACACACGATCCTCACTCAAGTCACGGATCATGCAAAGCGGCTACTGCTTGGAGGTCTTACCCCTCGAACTGTTAATCATCTTCTTCTCCTGTCCATGGTAAGACAGCATTGTTATCATCTGTTATTGGGCTTTCTGATTGTCCCAACATCTGTTTGCCCAACCAAATCAACATCACTCTGTCCTGCTTGTTGAGTGCTAGATCCAGTTGTGCTTTACGCAAACGTTGCTTCGTCAAGATCCTATTTTTTGTGATAATATCACGGAAGTTGTCCACAAACGTTTGCAGTTTAACACCAAAAAAGTCCGCCATCTCTTTGTTGGTGCAATGATACTGTGCTAACTGAGCAACTTGTTCTTCTGGAATAACCACTTTGTCTCTGCCCACTACTCTGCCCCGTACGGTTTTCTCACCATACTTCACGTTGGTCACTGTGTAAGGCTGATTGTGTTCAGTTTGCTCAGTCATATTTGCTATTCCTGTATATCACCATGCAGTACAAACCGCATGCTGTAAGTTGCAATGTTATTTATCTAAATATCACAGGATGCTTGCATCTTTTGACTTGTTTTGCACGATTATGATTGTAAAGGTTGTAGTATTCTACTTTTCTGGGTGTGAGATCATACCACTTGCCCCACATGAATGCTTGGTGTTTGAGTGTGTCAAACTCTCTCACACTCACATGCTGTAAAAACTCAATGTCATCACTGTGTATGTGCTGAGTGCGTATCCATTTACTTCTCACCTGCTTGTAGTGGTCTGCCCACAGTAACAGTGATAAGTTTCTAAACTTTCTAAGACGTTTGTCTATGCCGTCAAACAGCATCTGAATGTGTTGTGTGTCCATCAATACTCCTATATGTGAGTATTTAATGGATTTAGTTATTTTTTGGGCTTTTTAGGTTTCAACAGTCGCAGGTATTTTTCACTGTCCACGCCAGTGCCACGTGTGACTTCACTGCGGCCCTTGAGGAACTTCTCAAACTCTCTGCGTAGTTCTAGTAGTTGTTGATCTTTTTCGTCTTTGACTATGAATGGTGTTTTGTCTGAAAACTTCATACTGTTACTTAGCCGCACTTACCCATTTTATCCATGCTTTGCAGTCGATACACATCTTTTTAGCCCTGTGTGGCCCCCAATTGCCCCGCACAGTGATAGTTGTCAAATGTTTACACTCTGGTGCCACTTGTGGTTGTTCAGTGCGTACAGGCTCGCTGTAGGTGCCTTCTGTGAGGTCAATCCAATACTGTGGATATCGCTGTTTGTGTTCTTTGAGATGCTGTCGCACTTGACCAGCTGATGCACCGTGCAACCATTTGGGCTTTGTGCTCTTTGGTCCTACATACATGGTGTTGTCTTTGTATTTTATCTTCATAACATTTTCCTCATTGTGTTTGTTAAGGTTCAACTGAACTGATTAAAAAAGAAGTTATACTATATGCTGACTACCTAGCTAATATCTTATAATGTAAAGCAATTTTTTTTAAACAACAACATAGAAAACTCAATTGAGCTGAAACAGCGTTAGCTGTGAAGCCAATGAGTATTTCTCTACTGGCACGCAGTGCTGGTAGAATCACTAAACTGTTCATATTCAATCTCCAAATTGATACCTGTTTTATATCTAACCACTTCTTTGACTATATCCACGTCCAATTCCACATTACAGCTCCAGCCATCATGCTCTTTGAAGTAACGCACATATTCTCTGTCCAAATAGTCAGCAATAACATCCATTATGAGTTTTTCATATTGAAAATACACAGCCCACTTCTTTCTACTGGTCATTCTCTTGCGTTTGGGTAATTCAATATCTTCTCCCACTTGTATCAGTTTCCATGCTTTGGCAATAGCAGTTCTCAATTCAGTCAATTGACTATCAGCTTGCAATGCTCTCATACTGTTATAGTTGTAAGCCAACAGCTTGTAAGTGTCATAGTTGGTGTTACAGCCTAAATTAGCACCAGCAAACAGTGCATTGATTAACTTCTTTGCCACACTGTATTCTATTCCAGCAGTTTCAGCTATATGCTGTCTAAACTGTGCTGTGTTGTTTAAGAAGTTGTTGAATGTGTTATTCATACGTTTAACAGTTATTGTTTGTTTGACTGCATATGAGTTTGCTAGATGTGCAATCACAGTGGGTGCACATGCTTTGATGTCATAGATGTGACTGTATCCGTGTTTGTTAAACAATTGTTTTCTTGGCTCACTTTTGATGTTTTGCAGTGGGTGCCAACTTCTGTTTGACTTGTCCTTGTATTCAAAATTGCCACTTTGCAATTCAGTGAGATGTTCTTTTTCCCATGTGTCAATTACTAATTGATATTCACGCTGTTTTGTGAGTGTGAGATTATGACTGATGTCACTGTATAATTTCAGTGCACCTGTTCTGTTCAGCTTGTATGTTTTGCACAGACTTTTTTCACCGCCAAACTGGTAGTGCGGATCAACCGGTGTTAGTAGTTGTGCTTTTAGATATTGGCTGATTTGAGTTTGCCCTTGACCAAAGTATTTGTCCATGCTTCTGGCATGGCACTGTTTTTCTTCTTTTGTGCCCAGTATTCCAAACGCAAAACCTAGTGCACGTTTACAACGTTTGATCACTCTGGGGTCATTGAAATTAGGTTCATACATATTGAGCTCCTTATATATATTGTATAACAAGTGTATGACTTTTTATTCATGCCATGTTATGTTAGCAGAATATAATTTAAAAGTCAAGTTTAGTTTGCCACCTTACACAAGTATTTATACAAATATGCAAAAAAGGGCAAGAAAAGAATGGTAAAAAAAACTCCCCATGCTGTGCACAAAGGGAGTTTTTCGTTTTAGGTGAATTAAATTGGCATAATTTAATTTGAATGTGTAAAGAGTGAATCTTGATTGAAGTATAAAGTTTTGGCAAACATTAGATCAACATCGATTATATGAATTGGAGCTCATAATAAAAGAAAAATATGTAGTAAGATATCGAGCTCTTTACACAATATTATTTATCCAAAAATGCTAAATTACTGCTGTTTTTTGATTTCTTTGTTAACCCATGCAAGTGCTCTATCGCCACCCCATAGGTTGTATGCTTGTATTGCTTTGCTTGTTTTGTTGTCTAAGCCACGCTGTTTTGCTTGTCTATAGTTAGACTTTGCTCTGCTCAAATAACTACGCATTCTGATCAGTGTGCTCAAACTGAGATCTTCACCACTTGCCAATTGATTTGCTCTTGCCAGCCCTACCAATGTGCCTGCACGTCTACTAGGAGGCAATGTTTCTCTGTCTGCTAGTGCTTTTTTAGCAACGTCTCTGATATACCCTGGTGCTACAGCCATGTGTCTTTCCTCTTGGGCTTTTTGGCTGTTTTGATACGCATTTTCTTTGTGGGCACTTTTTTGGTGTACAGTGCACCTACTTTTTTACTGGTTGTTGCCATCACATGCTCCCTATAACACTGACTAACACTGTGACCAGCGTGGTCACTGTGAAACCCATTATCCAAAATATTTTGGTGTCGATTTTGTCTAATCTGTCTATGAAAAAACTTCTGTTGTCTTTGAGACCCAGCTTTAGTTCATCGATATCCTGCGCCATGTGTGCTAGATGATTATCTCTAATCGTCTCCACATCCTTTTGCAGTTTGATTATTTCTGCTTGATGTTCAGCCATTTTGCTTCTCTAATTCTGCCTCTATGGCCTTTATGTTATCATATTCTTCTTTGGTGACTATAATTTGCTCACCATCGTTGTAAATCACATATTCACTCATCAGTATATCCTACTTGTTTTCTTAGATCTGTTAGCAGTGCTCTATCTTGCACTATCACACACGGTTTTGGTGTGTTATTGTCACCTTCTATGGGGTGACTCCAAAAAGCTATCAACTCTTTATATTTTGCTTCTATTTTTTCTGTAATTGCATAAAGCATATCTACACTGGCTTTGTTATTATACTCAAACAGTATGGCTTCATGTGCTAAATGTTCTTTGCCAGGTTGTGGTGTTCCAGCAAATGCCGCACACCAATTCAGCTCACAACCGTTTGGTTCTTTTATGTGAAGTATTTTGTTTTCCATCCAGTACTTTAAACTCCATGGGCATAATTTTCTTATGCTTAGGAAGTAGTCCTCAATCCAAGTTACTTCTTCTTGGATCCTCTGTTCTTTTTCTTCTTCTTTGAAGAACCTCTGTTCTTTTTCATCATAGCCATTATCTTCTCCTTTTAGGTTTGTTGCTGTATCCACTTGCATATGCGGCTCTGCCTTGACGTTCTGCTTGTTCTCTTGTCTTGTACACTTTGCCACTTTTGCCCCACTTGTATCCGCCTTTAACTCTCATTACAGGCATCACTTACTCCTTTTGGTTATGCTCAATCTACTACGCACACCTTTGTTTTTTAGTGCTTTTTGTTCCAGTCTCATACCACTGTTGAAACTGCTTGAACTTCTTGTTAAACTTCTACCACCACCTCTCACATATCTTGCACCAGCTCTGTGTCCACTGCAATCTGTTTTACATGGTGAACCTTTATACGTTGCCATTATGCTTCTCCTGGATGATTGTGTATTTGTTCCCATCGACCACTGCTGACAAGTGGATCAATATATACCACATACATATTATTTGTGGTATCATAATATTGCTCACCATGCTGAGGATTTTCAATAGCATCTATTTCTGCTCTTGTCAGACTAGCTGGATTTTCATCTATAATAAACATATTATTCATCTTATGTCACCTGCGAATCATCTGCATAGTAATACCAGTTAGCACCATCACCATATGCTGGCTTACCAAAGTTACTAATGAATATCTGTCCACCTGCAACACTTGCTGGCAATGAAGTATTTGTGTAACTGGGCACAACTGGTATGTTGGTAAACACTGTTTGGTCTGCTGTAAACTTAACTTCTTCAGTGCCATCTTTCTTAAGACG